CCTCTGCCGGCGCACGTTACGAGCGTATCGACGCAGACAATATTATTCATGCATTTATAGGCGAGCGCGCAGAACAAATCCGCGGCGCAACCTGGATGGCAACAGCCATGACCCGTTTAAATATGCTAGGTGCGTATGAAGAAGCTGAACTTGTAGCGGCCAGAATTGGTGCTAGTAAGATGGGTTTTTATACCTCCGAGGCAGGGGATTCATTCATTGGTGAAGAAGATGATCAAGGTTATTTAATTGATTCAGCTGAACCAGGTGTGTTTTCACAACTACCGGCAGGCACAGGCTTCACCTCGTTTGACCCAACCCATCCAACATCAGCTTTTGAGTCTTTTAATAAGGCAATTTTGCGTGGCATTGCATCGGGTTTGGGTGTGGCATACAACTCACTGGCTTCGGATTTAGAGGGTGTTAGTTATTCCTCGATCCGTTCTGGAACTATTGAAGAGCGTGACCAGTGGCGAGTTAAACAAAACTGGATGACTCAGCATTTTATGAGTCGTGTTTATGACCAATGGCTAGGTATGCAATTGCTTAATGGCTCGATTGGCATGGGTATGACAGAGTTTGATAAATTATCTGAAGTTCGTTGGCAGGCCAAATCATGGACATGGGTTGACCCGCTTAAAGATATTAAGGCTGCAACTGAAGCAATCAACGCCGGCATTAAAACAGCTAGTGAAGTGATAGCTGAACAGGGTGGCGATATAGAAGATGTTTATGAGCAACTAGCTTATGAGCAGCAATTAGCCAAAGAGAAAGGCTTAAATTTAAGTGTGAATAACGAGGTAATAGCAAATGAAACAAATCAAAACGGGTAATTTAACCCGCTATTTAAATTTTGATCGTACAGCGGTCGATGAAGAAGCACGTACGGTGAGCTTGTCATTTTCAAGCGATGCACCAGTCGAACGATGGTTTGGGATGGAAGTGTTAGATCACTCGCCTAAATCAGTCGACTTGGGGCGTTTGAACGACGGCGCACCGCTTCTCATGGATCACAATACGTCCGATCAAATTGGCCGAGTGGAAAGTGCATCGGTGGATGGAGAACGTGGCACGGCCGTGGTTCGTTTTTCTAAATCGGCACGCGCTCAAGAAATATTTACGGATGTAATGGATGGAATCCGTCAGAACATTTCAGTGGGGTATCGAATTAACGATATGAAGCTGGAAGACGGTGACGCAGATATTGAAACCTATCGAGCGACATCTTGGCAACCTTTTGAAGTAAGCGTAGTGAGTGTGCCTGCGGATAATTCAATCGGTGTTTCAAGATCAGCAGATGGTGAACATGTCACCACTATTACTAATCAAAAAACTAAAAATAAGGAAGTCAAAATGACAACAGAAAACACTACTATTGACGCGGCACAAGTTGCACGCGAAGCAATATCAGCGGATCGCGCACGCTCGCAAGAGATCGACGCAATCGTTGCTAAACACCCAGAGCTTTCAGAAATCGGATCACAGTTTAAAAGCAACGACCGTTCTATGGATGAGTTTCGCGGTGTAGCACTAGATTCAATCACTAAAAACCAGCCTAAAACTGCTGCGATTGAAGATACTAAAATCGGTATGAGCGAAGAGCAAACTGCTAATTTCTCAATTGTACGTGCGGTAAACGCATTAGTAACAGGCAATTGGAACGATGCAGGCTTTGAACGTGAAATGTCTGATGAGATGGCTAGTAAATTGGGCAAACGCGCTCAAGGTTTCTACATCCCAACTGATGTTTTATTACGTGATATGAACGTAACAACTAGCACGGCCGGTGGTCATACAGTTGCAACAGACTTATTGTCTGGTTCATTTATCGATATGCTTAGAAGCAAGATGGCAACAGTTGGCTTAGGTGCAACAATGATGAACGACTTAGTCGGCAACATTGCAATCCCTAGACAAACTGGTGGCGCAACATCTTACTGGGTTGCTGAAAGCGGCGTGATCACAGAATCACAGCCTGCATTTGACCAGGTATCAATGACTCCTAAGACAGTTGGTTCAATGTCTGACATTTCTCGCAAGATGCTTATGCAATCTAGCTTAGATGTTGAGTCTTTTGTTCGTAACGACCTTGCAACTTCACTAGCATTAGCAATCGATTCAGCAGCTATCAATGGTTCTGGCGCATCTAATCAACCAACAGGTATTTTAAATACTACTGGTATTGGTTCAGTTGTTGGTGGTACTAATGGTGCAGCACCTGATTGGGCTGACGTTGTTGATCTTGAATCGGCTGTATCAGCAGACAATGCTGACATGGGCGCACTAGGTTACTTAACTAATGCTAAGGTTCGTGGCAAGTTATTGCAAACTGAAAAAGCATCTGGCACAGCTCAGTATGTTTGGTCAGATAACAACACGCTACGTGGTTACGGTGCAGCAGTATCAAACCAAGTTCCATCAAACATCACTAAAGGTACAGGTTCAAACCTTTCAGCAATGTTATATGGTAACTGGAATGATCTAATCATCGGTACATGGGGTGGTATTGACATCAATGTAGATACATCAACTGGCTCTGCTTCTGGCACAGTTAGAGTTGTTGCACTACAAGATGTTGACATTGCAGTAAGACATGCAGAATCATTTGCAGCAATGAAAGACATTATTGCTTAATTGATTTTTAGAGTGCCGAGCAATTGGCACTCTTTAATAAGGAAACTTATGAAAATTAAATTATTAGCTTCTGTTGGCATTAACGGTACATCCATTTCTAAGGGTGAGATTGTTGAAGTCACAAAAGAATTAGCAGCCAAATTGATTGATACTAGAAAAGCAGTAGAATCAAAGGCTCAAAAAAAGACGAAAAAATAACCTATGTTTATTGAAGATTTAAGCGAGTTTTTAGATGATGCGGAGTTGGCAGATAATGCCACTATCGGTACATCAATCGTGGCTGGAATCTTTGAAAATCAGTTTGTTGAAGTTCAGGGTGTTGAGGGTATGCGCCCCGTGTTTACTTGTGCTGAGGCCAATGTTGCCTCAATTAAACATGGTGACATTATTAGCCTTAAAGCTGGATCATATAAAGTGGCCGGCGTGCAAAGCGACGGAACTGGCTTAACCTCACTCATATTGGAGAAACAATAATGAGCCATGTTAGGCAGCAAATACGTGATCAGTTAAAAACCACACTTACCGGTTTAACAACAACGGGTGCAAACGTATTTAGTTCGCGTGTTTATGACCATGACGTGTTGCCATCTCTCACTATTTATACATTGAGTGAAGAGCTGGGTGAAGAGTCTGCCAATAAGCAGCTTAGATTATTAAACATTGTGGTCGAGGCGCGAGCTAAAGCCACTAGCAATTTAGACGATACCTTGGACACTATTGGTGCTGAGGTAGAAGCGGCCATTTTTAACGCTGGTGATACGACGTTAGGCGGCAAATGTAAGGACATCGATTTTGAGGGTATAGACATAGAGCTATCCGGAGAGTCTGACCAGCCAGTAGGGTTGATGAGCATAAGATTTGCATGCTTGTATAGAGTCGATAAATCAGATGTAACAACTTTAATAAGCTAGGAGGCAGTATGCCAAAAATGTTTAAGAAAAAATCTGAGCCAATAGATGTACACCCAGGCCAGGTTGAGAACGCAATTAAGCGCGGATGGGCGCTTGAAAAAACAATCACAATAAAAGAAGTTAAACCTAAAAAGGAGTTATAAAAATGGCAACACATACTGGCAGTGAAGGCACTGTACACATCGGAACAGATGCAATCGGCGAATTAAAATCATGGGCTTATACAGAGGGCGTGACAACAATTCCAACAACAACTTTAAATGACACTGCTGAAACGCATACAACTGGCACGACTAATTGGTCTGGATCAGCTGAATCATTTTGGGATTTATCAGATACTGCACAAGCAGCATTAACCATTGGTGCATCGGTCACATTGAAGTTTTACCCAGAGGGTGATACTACTGGTGACAAGTATAAAACTGGTACAGCAACTGTTGAGTCAATTAATGCAACAGGCGCAACTGATGACATGACCAATACAGCATTTAGCTTTAAAGGTAATGGCGCTTTAGCAGACGCAACCGTTTAATAGATGGGCATTAAAGACAACGCAAAATCGCAATTCAGCGACATTATATCGGGTGAACTTCTCTCGATTTTTGTCGAGGAATGGAACGACACTATTTATTATAAGGCAGCTATTAACGGTAAGAAGCAAGCCCAGATCTTAAAACTTTATGATCAAGGCAAAACTGTTGAAGCTGTATGCATGGCATTAATTATGCGCGCACTTAATAAGGATGGTGATTCAGTTTGGCGTGTTGGTGAGTTGAATGAACTCATGCGTGAATATGATACAAATGTTATTTCAAGAATTGTTGAGCAAATAGCTGACACTGAACCTTCGGTAGAAGACGCAAAAAAGTCTTAGAAGCAGATCACAGTCTGCACTTTTGTTGTCAACTTGCCGAGCATTTGCATAAATCGTTAGATGAGGTGATGGAATTAACAACGGCTGAACACGTTATATGGTCAGCATATTTTGAATTAAAAGGGGCTAATAGTGGCTAATGCACAAGCAAAGTATGTCATAAAGTTAGAAGACAAAACCAAGAGAGCCTTTAAGGCGATTGGTAAATCTTTACGACGTACAACGTCTGCCGTTTTTTCTATGAGAACAGGTTTTGTGTCGGCAGCAGGTATAGCTGGCATCGGATATTTTGTTAAAAAATCACTAGATGCAACTGATAGTATGGCAAAAATGAGCCGCACTATTGGTGTCAGTGTTGAAGATCTTCAGCGCCTTAGACATGCTGCTTCTTTGGGTGGATTAGAGGCAACTCAACTTGATAAAGCTGTGCAAAAGCTGGCTGTTAATATGGCTGATATGTCAAAAGGCATAGGCCTGGCTAAAGATGTATTTGAAAAGTACAATATTAGCGTTGAAAACTCAGATGGCACTCTAAGAAGTGTTGTTGATGTTATGGCAGATGTTGCCGATGTAACTTCTGGATTAACCAATAAGACCGAAAAAGCTGACCTGGCTTACAAGTTATTTGGCGCTCGTGGCGGCAAGATGATCAACGTCCTAGAGGGCGGATCTAAGGGTATGCGTGAGGCAATGATTGAGGCTGAAAAGCTCGGCCTGGTTATGAGTGAAAAAACCGCCAAAGGCGTGGAAGAGGCTAATGATGCCATGACCCGTCTTGGGTCTTATTTGGGTGCTTCATTCCATCGTGCTGTTGCTGAACTAGCACCAATGTTGAAAGATATTACCGACCAGATGCGTGCCTGGGTAGAGATGAAAGTCAACGAGGGCGGTGGCATTGGCGCGGTTGCCAAAAATATGGCAATCTCGGTCTTAAATGCTGTTGACAAGATTATTGGTGCAATTGAATATATGGCCAATTCATTCATTCGCATAATGAAAACCATGAGTGATTTAAATCCATTTTCAGATTCTATTGAAGATATTGAAGATGACATAAAAAGTTTTGCAAATACAATCAAGAATTTAGAGGCTTTAGAGGGTTGGAACGATAAATTAACACCAACTGGCAAGCAACATGCCAGCTATACCAAACAAAAAGAAGCCGCAGAAGCTAGTCTTAAAGCTTTAAGGCAGTTTGAGGGTATCACACCCGTTGATTTTTCAGACTCAAGAGAAAGCATTTATGGATATATTAAA